AAACGGCAAAAGTAAAGAACTGGAAGAAAGAAAAGAAACGACTAAAAGATGAATTAGAAACCGTGCAAAGCCTTACTAAAAAAGCACAGGTGTACTTTAACGCATACATAAGAGCAAGAGATGAAGCAAAAGGCTATCCGTGTATATCTTGTGGCAAAGTATTACGCAAAGGAAACATAGACGCAGGCCATTACTTTTCTGCTGGTGGATTTGGTAGTGTTAGATTTTCGGAATTTAATTGTCACGCACAGTGTAGTAGACCGTGCAACAAAGATAAAAGTGGCGACCTACTTAACTATCAAATAGGTATAGAAAAACGAATAGGAGGCGAAGAACTAATAAGATTACCTATAAACAAAAAAAGAAAGATGTTAGTAACAGAAGAAATGCTTAAAAAAGCAGAACAATGGAGTAATTTTGAAGCCAATAAATTTACTGCAAAAGCTGATCAACCTGTCAAACAAAAAGAATTAACAACAATAGGAAGTTTAGCCGAAATAGTTTTTTTTAATAAATATCCAGAAGCAAAAAGAATAAGCAATACAGATTATAATGCAGACTTTGTCTTAAAAGAACAACGTATAGATGTAAAAGTTAAATTAGGAAATAATTATATGAAGCCATTTTACGAAGTTTCTATACAGGGAAGCCAAAAAGATTATAATGTAGATTGGTATGTTTTTTTTCATTACAACAGAAAACAAAAAGACATAAATTTTTTAGGTTGGATAAGTAAAATTGAATTCTTTAAAAAAGCAAATTTTATGAAAAAAGGAGATATATATAAAAATAACAATCACGTGATAGAAAATGATGTATACCAATTAAAGATAAAAGAATTAATTAAATAATAAATTTGTATATACGGATATTATAGTTAGTTTTGTATAAACAAAAAAATAAATAATGTTATGAAAGACACAGTAATTGGAGCACCTAAAAATCAATTTAACAAGTTTGGTAACTACAAGTACAGAAGTTGCGAAGATATACTTGAAGCCGTTAAGCCACACCTCAACGGACTTGTATTAAATCTCACAGACGAAGTAAAAGAAGCAGCAGGATATATGTACGTTGAATCAACGGCAATGATTACAGATGGAACAAAGATGCAAGTAGTAAAAGCACAAGCAGGAATAGACCCAAATCGTAAAGGTATGGACATAGCACAAGCGTTCGGAAGTAGTTCAAGTTATGCAAGAAAGTACGCTTTAAACGGATTGTTTCTTATTGATGATACGAAAGATGCAGACACAACAAATAAGCACGATAAAAACGAAGTAAAAAAAGAGAAGCTAACTAAAAAACGATTTGAAGATGCGTTAAAGGCTTTACAGGATGGCAAGATAACTAAAGATAAGTTAGAACAATTTGATTTATCACCGTTACAAGTTAAAGCTTTAGAGTTATGTTGAAGATTAGATGTTCAGCGATAGGCAAAATAATGACTAACGCAAGAAGCAGATAAAGGCAACCTTGTTGAAAGAGATAGCATAGACCTTGTACAAAATAATTGTGAATACGGTTTTATGTATAAGAACGAAGAACACTTTGAAAATGATTTTCTTACAGGCACTCCAGACGTAAACACGGACAACATACTTTGCAAGTACATTTCCTTTCTTTGCAGAAGATATACCAAACAAAGATTACTATTATCAGCTACAAGGCTATATGGCTTTATGTAACAAGCGAAAATCAGTTCTTGCATATTGTTTAGTCAATACACCAGAACAAATCGTTGAGGATGAAATAAGGCGTGAACATTGGAAGAATCATTTAATAGACGAAAGCGAAGAGTTAAGGGCAGATGTAGAAGCTAAACACAATTTTGACCATATACCAGCAGAAAAACGAATCAAGACTTTTGAAGTAAGATATGACAAAGACGTAATTAAGGCTATCTACGACAGGATAAAAGAATGTAGAAAGTATTATGAAACACTAATCGAATGAAAACACGAAAAACAGATATTGTTACAATAAGAGTAACAGAAGAACAAAAGAAACTTTTAAAACTAAAAGCAGAAATTAAAAACGCTTATAATGAAGAATTATATATGTTAGATTTAAAAGATTTGATTCCAGAATTAAAAGGCAAATATGATTATGTAAAAGGTGCAAAAGAATGGTCGGTTAAAACGGCTTTTATAGGGGGGGTTAGTAAAGAAGCCATTGGAATATTAGATGAACTTATATTTATAGAAAAAAAATTAGAACCAACTCCATTGAATGTTTATGATTTAATGTTTGATGGTTTAGGTATATGGCAAGATTATCCAATATGGGAACCTGGATATTTAAAAAATAAAAAAATATTAAACTCAAAAAAAACATATTGGACACCTTTAAAATTAAAATATATAAATAAATAAATAAGTTATGGAACAAAAAAACAACACAGGAGCAATTTTTAAAAACGATTACAAAAAAACGGAAACGCATCCAGATTACAAAGGCAAAGCACTTATTGATGGTGTAGAGAAAGAAGTGGCACTATGGCTAAACGAATCTAAAACTGGAGTAAAGTATTTTAGTGCAAAGTTTAGTAAGCCGTATCAAGCAGAAGTAGAAGCTGGAGGCAACGAAGATGCAAAGACGAATATTAGAGAGGGTTTAAAGCAAGACGATTTACCTTTTTAAGACTATAAACTATAAAACGGAAGAAGCACTTTGAAAGAGGTGCTTTTTTTTATTAACAACTATTCGTTAAAAACTTCGTCTATACACTATTAGAAAATAATCATTACATTTGTTTAACATCTAATCAATGAACTGGCTTAAAGAGGTTGCTAAATTTCACAAAGATTATTTAAGAATTGTAGAAAGCTACGGAGAAGATTTTTATGCAGAAGATATTGTACAAGAAATGTACATAAGATTAAACAAGTATGCCGACGCTGAAAAGATTGTAAGAAAAGATGGAACTCTTAACCGTGCCTACATACATTTCACTTTAAGAAACATATTTATAGATTTGACAAAAGAACGAAAGAAATTAAACAAAGTAAATATAGATCAAGTACACGATTTAGGCGTTAGTTATGACTACATACAAAAAAACGAAGCAGAACTTATTTTAGAGGCACGTATAGACGAAGAAATGAAAACCTGGCATTGGTTCGATATGAAGCTATTTAAGATATATAGAAACGAAAAAAAAAGTATAAGAGATCTATCAAAAGAAACGCATATAGGAACAAGCACAATTTTTCATAGAATAAAATATTGTAAAGAAAGGTTAAGAGAAAACATTGGCGAGGACTACGAAGATTATATTAACGAAGATTACGAAAAGATATGAGTACAGAAAAACCAAAAAAAACAAGAAAAAAACGAACTACTAAAAAGAAACCTGTAAAACCTGTTGGAGATATTGTAGAAACAGTATTAGAAAAAACAGGAATAGCAAAAGTAGCAAAATTTATTCTTGGAGAAGATTGTGGGTGCGACAAAAGAAAAGAAAAGCTAAACGACTTGTTTAAAAAGTGGCGCAAACCAGAATGTCTGCATCAAGACGAATACGAATATCTAAAAGAATGGTATAAAGAAACAAAAACACGAATGAAGCCAAGCGAACAAAAGCAAATATTAAAAATATACAATAGGATATTCAATGTAAAAAGAAACCCTACCAGCTGCGCTTCTTGTTTAAGAGAAATAAACGCAAGACTAAAACAAGTATTTGACACTTACGAAGATTAAAATAGTAGGACATCCAATAAGGCATAAGAAAAGGATCAAAGAAATACAAGCAAGATTTTTAGATTCTGGAGCTGATGTTGAGGTACACTATGAAAACACGAATCACATAACAATAACAAATGAAAACAGAGAAGGTAAAGATAGGGAAGATAAAAACGAATCCTAACAACCCAAGACTAATAAAAGACGATAAGTTTAAAAAATTAGTTAAGTCAATTAAAGAGTTTCCAGAGATGTTAGAAATACGTCCAATAGTAGTTGACAAAGACAATATTGTACTCGGTGGAAATATGAGATTAAGAGCCTGTCAAGAAGCAGGATTAAAAGAAGTTCACATATTACAGGCAGACCAACTTACAGAGAAACTTTGCCTGTTGATTTAGCCGTACAAGAACTTGAAGCAGAAGAAGATGATTACGAAATGCCAGATGAAATAAAAACGGATATAGTATTAGGCGACTTAATAGAGATAGGCGAACATAGATTACTATGTGGCGATAGTACAGATTCAGACCAAGTTGCAAAGCTAATGAATGGGGAAAAGGCAGATATGTTGTTTACTGACCCACCTTATAATATTTCTTTCAGTGGCTCAATGAGTAACACAACAAAAGATGGCGTTATGGTTAAACATAAAGGAGCAAATCAAAAGCACGAAGAAATTAAAAACGATGCAATGTCAGATAAAGAGTTTTATAATTTTATATCTGACATATTAAAGGAAATAAAAACAAATGTTATAGGTGCGTTTTATATTTGTTTTGGGAGTCAAACATTAAACCAGCTTTTACAACCATTTTTAGATTTAGGAATGGAATATAAAAGCATAATTATATGGATGAAAAACCAAGCAACATTAAGTGGCAAAGATTATAAAGGAAGATATGAGCCAATTGTCTATGGAAGATTTAATGATGGTTTTTATGGCGAAAGATACAAACAAGAAGATATCTGGGAATTTCAAAGAACTTTAAAAAATGATTTACATCCAACAATGAAGCCAATACCATTAATTCAAAACGCTTTAAATAATTCAAGTAAAAAAGGAATGGTAGTTCTTGATTTATTTTTGGGTAGCGGAAGCACAATGGTAGCAGCACACCAACTTAATCGAAAGTGCTACGGAATGGAATTAGACCCAAAGTATTGTCAAGTGATAGTAGACCGTATGATGAAGCTTGATAATGCGTTAGAAGTAAAGATAAACGGCAAACTATACAAAAAAACGAACTAATGGCTAACGAAGAAAACTTAATAAGATACAAGAAAGGACAGTCTGGAAATCCTAAAGGCAGACCAAAAGGAAGCAAGAATAGAAGCACCATAGCGAAGAAATGGTTACAGGTAGAACAAGACTTAAAGAATCCTTTAACAAGCGAAATAGAAACAATGAGCCAAGAGGACTTAATGACATTAGCTTTAATCAAAAAGGCAAGAGATGGAGAAAAACGAATCAAAATTATTCAAGGGGGAACATCTGCTGGTAAAACATTCGGCATCTTGCCCATTCTTATACACA